TTCCTGCCACCCGTCCGCCGCCGCGCTTGGCATGACCTTTTTCCAGCAGATGTGCCAGCTGGTAGCGGTTCTTGGAATGCACCACCATCTGAAGGCTCTGGCTGGATTCGGACTGTTTGGTCGCCACCCAGCTTCCTTTGTATGCGCCCGTTCTGGACGGTGCATTGGCCGAGATCTGGTCTTTGACCGTTTTGGCAGACTTACGGACAGCACTCTTCACCTGCGTGGAAGCAAGCGTTGCATATTCTTTTAAGCCTTCGTTGATGGCGTCAGCCATCTCATCAATGCTGACGGTTCTGCTCATCCGGCTGCCTCCTCTCCAGTCTGCAATGGATCTTCAGGATCTTCTTCTGATAGTTCATCGGGTCAACGGATTCGATATTGTAGAGCTGCTCCCGGAAGCGGATGCGGTAACCAGTGGAAGTTAATCCTCTGGTCTCGCTGCACCAGCGAACCGTAAACACCACGCTCTTCTGTTCGGCTGTGACCTCACCTTCTTCTTCCTGTGCCTGATAGGTCGAAGCGTAGGCAAAGCAGGTGAAATATTCCTCCCATGTGTTCCGATGGTTTCCGACCTTATCGGTCACGACCGTGCTTTTCTCGATTGTGATCCGCTCATTCAGTTTCTCGATCATCAGAACACCCCCTCCCTCACAGCAAACAGAATGGAACGAAGCGTCATCATCAGCTGCTTATGGTCAGCTTCGTCCCGGTGCTCATAGAGATACCCCAGTGCATACAGAATCGCCACACGACAGGTGCTGCGCAGGGCTTCCAGTTCCCTTGTGGGCTGTACTCCGTTCTCGGCATCCTGGTCAGCGGCATTGACTGCCTCCCACTGGTCTTCCGAAAGACGGCCAACGTCCTTGCACATCTGCTCCGCAGAAGATAAAAGGATGCCGATCAAGGCATCCTCATCGCTGCTGTCCACGCGGAGATAGGTCTTCGCTTCGTAAAGCGGGATCAGTGCCATAACCGGCTCCTCCTTTCCAGACTTTCTTAGCCCTGCGGTGCCATCTGCAGAAGCTGTACGGCTTCCGGCAGGATCAGCTTGCCATCCACACGCTGGGTGGTCAGGAAACCGACCTGATCAGTACGGGCATACAGCTCGTTCAGACGGCGGAAGGTGCGGTTCTGGCGGTCAGCCACCCAGTAGTAGCTGTAATCGCCAAAGGCCATGACCTTGCTGCCACCCTTGATCTCCGGCATGAAGGCGGAAGTCTTCAGAGGACGGTTCAGCAGGGTATCCGGCTTGCCGATCTCCAGACCCGGCTTCCAGATATAGTTGCCGTTGTTGTCCTTGATGGTCATCAGCTGCAGCACCAGGGCTTCGTTGCAGAGGAACTGTGCCTTCTTGCGGTACGGAGCCTTCAGTGCATAGTAGAGCTTGAAGATCTCATCAAAAGAGACAGCCTCCTTCTGGGCAGCGGTCACACCGACCTTGGCACCACCAGTTTCCGCCAGCAGACCCAGAGGCTTGCCCACACCGTCACCGGTGATAAAGGCACGCTCCTCTGCGTTGCCCATACGCACACCGAAACGGCGGGCAATATAGGTGGCGAGGTCGAAAGCGGAGTCGTTCAGCAGCTCATTGGAGATCTTGATCATAGTGCCCAGCTTGTACGCAGACAGCATGGTCTGACCGAAGGTGGTATCGCTCTCCGGGATCTCTTCGCCCTCATCGATCCAGCTGGCTTCACCGGTATCCTCTGCGATAGGGATCTTGCGGGTGCCGGAGCTGGTGCGGATGACGGTCGCCATGCCACGGAAGATGTTGTTCTCCTCCAGTGCCTCCACCAGCTTCTTCTCAAACTCATCGGGAACGGTAAAGCCGCCCTCGGTGTCCTCACCCACAGACAGGGCATTGCGAACCTCGCCGTAATGGCCACGGTTGCGGATCATGTTCCAGAAGTTCTCGGCATACTCGGCAGTGGCGGTCGGCTTGACATCCTTCTTGGCACCGTTCTTCGGGTCAGCGTGGACAGGACTGGAAGTCGGTGCGGACAGCTGTGCCTCGATCTGTGCCTGCTGCTCCAGACGCTCGATCTCTGCACCCAGGTCCTTGACCTCCTGTGCCATCTTGTTGTACTGCTCCACGGCCTCAGCCTTTACCAGACCGTTCTCGCCGCGGTTCTTCTCCAGAAAGTCCTTGGTCTGCTCCCAGAGAGTGTTGCGCTTGGTGCGCAGTTCCAAAATCTTACTCATAGTGTTTGTCCTCCATAGATTGATTTGTGGTGATATAAAAAACAGCCTGAATGCACATCACTTCATGCACTCAAGCTGTTTCATCAGGATATTGTAGGGGATGCTGCCATCCTCGGTCTTGCCGTCCAGATCAAGGACAGGGCCGGAATTGGCAGGTGGTTCGGCCGGAGGTGTCGGCTCTGCGGACGGTTTCGGGTCAGCAGGCGGCTCCTTCGGCTCAGTGTGCTTCTGACCTACGTCTTCCGGCTTCACCCCCAGACGGTTCAGGACGATTAGATCCATCTGACGGCTGGAGAAAAGGTGCCCTGCCGTATCCTTCTGGAACGGCTTCTTTTCTTCGCCCTCGCCCGGTTCACTGTCAGGGTCTTCTTCCGGATTCTCCGGGTCTGCCGGGTCACTGTCCGGCTCCTCCTCTTTCTTTGCAAAGAGGATCTCGTCTGCAAAGCCCAGCTCCACAGCCTTCTTCGCATTCATCCAGGTCTCGTTGCTCATGAGATTGGCAATGCGGGCATGGGTCAGACCAGACTTTGCGGCATACGCATTGATGATGCTCTCCTTGACTTCGGTCAGCACCTCAATGGCTTTCTCCATGTCCTTGGTGTTGCCCATCGCAACCGTGCTGGGGTCATGGATCATCAGCATGGCAACAGGACTCATCTGAACAGTATCACCGGCCATTGCCACAACAGATGCAGCAGATGCCGCAATTGCATCGATCTTGACCGTGATGCTGCCCTTGTAGTCCTTAAGCATGGTATAGATCTCGGCAGCGGCGAACACATTTCCGCCCGGAGAGTTGATCCAGACGGTCACATCCCCCTCGCCAGATTCCAGCTCATCCCGAAACATCTGCGGCGTGATCTCATCACCCCAGAATGATTCCTCATCGATGGGACCTTCCAGCCGGAGGATTCTGGTGTCGTCACTGTTTTTGATCCAGTTCCAGAATTTCTTCATCGGGTTCTCCTTCTTTCATTCTTTCGTGGCTTACTCTCACTCAGCCGATTTTCGCTGTCAGGTTCTTCTTCCGGGTCTTGTTCCTCTGGCTGTGTCTGTTTGGGCTGATTCTGCTGGACTGCGGCAGCTTTATTCTGCTGTGCCACTCCTGCATCTTTCAGCTTCACATAGCCGCCGTTCAGGTAGTAGTCGTCACCGCCCTCCTCTGCCGGGATGAGATCCATGTTCTCCAGACGATGCACATCATTCGGAGAGAGGAAGCCGTTGCTGATGCCGGTCGCATAACCGTTCATCCGGCTCTGGTAGTCGCCACGAAGCAGACCGTCCACATTGAATTTTGGAAAGTAGGTATCCTGCTCCTCCTCCAGCAGCAGATCCTTGATGATGCCCTGTTCGATGCGGACAAGCCACGGAGTCAGGGAGTGCATCACGAAGTTCAGCGACTGGTATTCAATGTTGGAGAATGTGGCTCTGGACAGATCGGCTACCAGATGCGGAGGCACACGGAAGATGCGGCAAATCTCCGTCACGGAAAACTGCTTCGTTTCCAAAAACTGGCTGTCTTCCGGCGGCAGGGAAATCGGTTTGTAGGCCATGCCCTCTTCCAGCACTGCCACACGATGGGCGTTCGCTGCGCCACCATAAGCCGCTTCCCAGCTATCCCGGATACGGTTCGGGTCTTTCACAACGCCGGGATGTTCCAGCACACCACTGGGCTGTGCGCCGTTCTTGAAAAAAGAAGAACCGTACTTATCCACCGCAATGGAAGTACCGAGGCTGTTCTTCATCATGGCGATCGGTGAGAAACCGATCAGACCATTAAACCCAAGCCCCGGCACATGGAAGATCTCGTCCCGGCGAAAGTAGAGATCTTTGTTCTGCTCTCCCGGAACTTCATCCGTGTAGGCGTGGTAGATATAGTAGAGCTCGCCACTCTCATCTCGGTCGACTTCGACATTTTCCGGCAAAAGCGGATACAGCCCCAGCACCGTGTTCTTGCCATCCCGGACGATCTGTGCGTAAGCGTTGCCCCAGAGGAGCAGGTGGGTCATCAGTGTTTCCCAGAAGACAAAGGATGTCATCTCCGGGTTGGGCTGGCGATACAAAATCTTATACAGTGGATGATCCCTCGCCTTTTCCTTGTTGCCGTTATCGTCTGTCATCCGGTACAGATGCAGCGGCAGTGCCGCAATGGACTCTGCCAGCAGACGGACACAGGCATACACAGTCGGGATCTGCATGGCTGCTTTCTCATCCACCTGCTCCCCGGCATTGGAGCGGCCAAACACAAAGGTCTGCCCGGAATCGCGGACGTTATCCGTGACCTTCGGCAGACCTTCTTTTGGCTGTTCTGTTTTGGGAGAATCCCTTGGATTCTCAAACCCCATCCATTCCCAGAATCCCATTAAGCCTTATCCCCCTTTTCCAGTTCCGGCAGACCGGCAAGGCTGGT